TAATGATGCAGTTAGCGGTCTCAATGAAGCAGTCGACGGGCTTATACCAGATCTACCTGAGACTAACACTACTTTAATCGTAGAAGCAGCTGCCTTGTTTGCACTACGAGATAATCCCGTAGCATTTGTGGCGGCGGCCGCTGCGCTAGCCGCAAAATATGGTAATGCGCCAGGTGTTGATATTAACGCTATTGTAGATAAAATGTTTTCAGGCAGTTTTGATCCTTGTAAAGATGTACCTAACATAGAGATTAATGATAAAGGTGAGTCAACGCAAAAAGGGGTAGCAGTTACCCCACCTAATAAAGATGCAATCAAAATTGAACCTAACGAACTTCCTAGAGGTAAAGAGCAAGTAATAAGCTCATTTGCTACAGATAACGGCAATTCAGCTGATGTTGGATCAACTCAAACTAAACTAGAACTAGAAAAAGTAACTGTTCAGAGCGAACCTGCTGTTAAAAATCCTCCAGTTGTGCAATTAAAAAATACTCTGGTCTTTCATAAAGATGAGTTGTTGGAAAAAACAGTAACATGGGATGTATCACGGAATGTTCAGGCAGGTAAACTTTATCCGGTTGATTATTACGATCCTGCTGGCACTATAAATGAAGAACAAGCTTCTGAACGATATTATGCTCGCTGGTGGTGGACGAAGAAAACAAGGCTTGCAGCTTATCGTAGATATTTAGATCTTGCAAAGAACGCAAAATCAACATCTGGAGATGTAGAGTTAACAAAAATTCAAATTACTGCTGGTATTCGCAGTGAAATTGCCGCTAAAGAAAAAGCTATCGCAGATAATAATAAGAAAGTAAAAGAATATGAAGCTTATCTAGATAGTAATAAAGACAAATACCCACAAGGCAGCGAGGCACTTCAGAAAGCGCGTAGCCAAGTCACTGAAATGAAGAAAGAAGGCACAAGACTTTATGGCGAATTACTAGATTTACAAAGCGAATATAACCAGATTATTAGCGATATAGAGCTTGATAAAGACACAGATAGGACTGTGTTACCAGCTATAGGCGATTTAGAAGCTGATATAGCCCTCCTTGAAGGTCTTAAACCAAGTAATTCAGCACCTGCGAACGCAATTAATTTCTTAGAAAGAGAGCCGAACTTAAAGTTCTGGACTCCGTGATAAATATTATGGCACACGAATTTATAATAATGATTAATAACGAATTGCATACTTTTAGTGAGTTTGAAAGTATTCCTGATAAACTACAACATGTAATAAAGTTCTTACCGGAAATACCAGAAGAACCACATACTGAAGAACAGCATGAAGAAATTGAAAGTTGGAATTCGAAACTACAAGAATTGATAGAGAGAGAACATGCCAGCAGCAACTAGAATAGGTGATGCCGATGTACCGCATTGTTCCGGAATGACTCGAGCTGTTGGTTCAACGACTGTATTTGTAAATGGTATAGGCTGGTCGCGTCAAGGCGATAATAATACTGGTCATTTACTACCACCTGCTCCATGTCCAGGGCATTCGGCTCCTATTGCAGTTGGTTCAACGACTGTATTTGTAAATGGTAAAGGTGCTGGTAGAGTAGGTGATGCTATCTCAGGTTGTACTAGTGTTGCAGCCGGTTCATCTAATGTATTCGCAGGTTAAAAATGGCAATTAAAACAGCAAGACAAATAAATGCAGAAAGAGTTGTCTTTTCAGATATTCCTAATCTGTTTAGTGTTCATCCAATTACTCAAGATCTTACTACTCGTAAGAATGAAGATAGTATTAGACAAAGTATTAAGAACCTGTTACTTACAGATAAAGAAGAGCGATTGATGCAGCCTGATATTGGTGGTAATATTAGAGCTTTACTATTTGAAAATATTAGCCCTCAAACAGAGACCGCTTTAAAAACTAGAATTTATAATACCATTGAGCGTTTTGAACCACGATGTCAATTAATTGACGTCTTAGTGAGTGGGGACTTAGATCGTAATCAATATGCTGTAGCAGTGATTTTTCATACCATAAATAGTGAAGAGGCTACACAAGTAAACTTCGTTTTAGATAGGGTAAGATAATGGCAGCTAATTCTGGTATTGCTATTGCTGAACTAGACTTTGATACAGTTAAGACTAACCTCAAGACATTTCTTGAAGGTCAAGCGCAATTTCAGGATTATGATTTTGCTGGCTCCAATCTTAACGTATTATTAGATGTTCTAGCATACAATACATATTACAATAATTTTTATCTCAACATGCTTGCGTCTGAGATGTTTTTAGATACTGCTCTAATTAGAGATAGTATTATTTCTCATGCAAAAGAATTGAACTATTTACCTCGTTCCAGTAGAGGTGCAGAAGCAACCATTAATATAGAGATTACACCATCAGATACCCCTGCAAGTATTAATATCCCTAAAGGTACTGAGTTTACTACAGTAGTTGAAAGTAACACATATACTTTTGCTACGACAGAAAGTCATATTATTACTGCAGATGTTAATGGCGACTATATTGCAAATAATATTATTATTAGAGAAGGTGACGCTATTGAAGAATTTTTTGCAGTTACCTCTAATACATCACAAAGATTTGTACTATCTAATAAAGATATTGATACTAGATCTATCACAGTTAAAGTAAGAGAATCTAATACATCTATTACTAATACTACGTATTCTTATGCAACCTCTCTATTCGGTTTAGGAGCAAATTCTGCTATCTTCTTTTTACAGCCAGCTGAAAAAGAAAAATATGAAGTAGTATTTGGTAATGATATTGCAGGTAAACGCCCAGTAAGCGGTAATTTAGTTGAAGTTTATTATCAAGTTTGTAATAGAGAAGAGTCTAACCAAGCATCAGCTTTTAGTAGTGCAAGTTCTATTCAAGGTTATAGCAACGTAGCTATTACTACAGTATCGAGAGCTAGAGGTGGAGCAGCGCCTGAATCTATTGCAGATATCAAGTTTAATGCTCCTCGTAATGTGCAGGTACAAGAAAGAGCTGTAACTAAAAACGATTATAAGATTCTACTACAGCAAAGATTTCCAGAAATCGAAGCAATAACAGTATTCGGGGGTGAAGATCAAGACCCACCTCAGTATGGAAGAGTTGTTGTATCAGTTGACTTAGAAAATGCTGACGGTATTCCTAATATTACTAAGCAACAATACAAAGAATTTATCGATCAGCGCACTCCTGTCTCTATTGAATCAGTTATTATTGATCCTGAGTTTTCTTATATTGAAGTTTCATCGCATATCCATTATAATGTAAATAGTACTAATGCAACTCCTTCTGATATTAAATCTTCGGTCTTAAGTTCTATTGAGACTTTTGCTAATAATACTTTACAGGATTTTGAGAAGACATTACGTTATAGTAAACTTGTTAGCGCAATTGATGATGCGGACAGCAGTATTTTATCTAATGAAACTAATGTAAGAATTTATAAAAACTTTATTCCGACGTTAAACACAGCTACTGATGCAGTTCTAAACTATCAGAACAAATTAAAGCAAGGTCCTAAATTAAATACAACTACTAGAGTATCGACATACGTCGCTGCGATTCAATCTGAAGCATTTACATTTGGATCTTCGCCTGGATTCTTTATTGATAATGGTGATGGGTTACTACAAATTGTGACATCGGTAGGCGATGCATTTAGTGTATTAGATCCTGATGTAGGCACAGTAGACTACAATACCGGTAAAGTAACTATTAAAGCAGCAGTTATTGCAGCATATACTGGTTCTGGTATTAAGGTTTATGCAAGACCATATGAGCAAGAAATAGCAGCTAAACTTAATACGATTCTTAGATTAGAGTCTGCTGATGCGACTTTAACTATTGCGCAGGCACGTGAATAATGCATTTAACTGACGAATATATCTCACCATTTATTAGAACGCAGTTTCCTGCCATTTATCAAGAAGAAGGGGAACTGTTTATTCAATTTGTGAAAGCATACTTTGAGTATCTTGAGCAAGATGGTAAGGCTATTCACGAAACACGTAATTTATTTGCGAAGCGTGATATTGATAATACAGTAGATGAATATGTAAAGTACTTCAAAAGTAAGTTCTTAAATGGTATTCAGTTTTCTGCAGTATCTGATCAGCGCTTTTTAGTTAAGCATGCATTCGATTTATATAAAGCAAAGGGTTCTCGGCGATCATACGAACTGTTGTTTCAATTAATTTATGGCGAAGATATTGAAGTTGATTTTCCTAGTGAATCAATCTTAAAGCCATCTGATGGTGATTTTTTTGAGCCGATTTATCTAGAGATTGAAAATAATGCAAGAGCGGCAACTTTTATTAGTAATGAGATTACAGGATCAACTTCTGGAGCAAAAGCCTTCGTTGAATCAATTGCACGTAAGGTCGTAGATGGTAAGCAAATTAACCAATTGTTCTTAAGTAACGTTAGAGGCAATTTTCAAACAGGTGAGTTGGTTACTGATGATGGATAACTCTTAAATGCTCCGATCATTATTGGATCTCTAACAACAGTAACCGTTACTGACGGTGGTCAAGATAATGAAGTAGGAGACGTTTTTGATATTATTGGTGCGCGAGGTAAACAAGGTAAAGCTCGTGTAACCGCAATTACTGATGGTACTGGTCGAGTTAATTTTCAATTAGAAGATGGTGGTTTTGGTTTTACGCTTACGAATGATACAGAAGTTAAAGTATCAACTGGTGTGCTTAATCTAACAAACATATCTGGAACGTTTGAGCAGTTTGAAACTATTACACAACCTTTAAACGACATTAATCTTATTGGTGTTAACGGCACATTTAATATAAATGATATTGTTGTTGGTGCAAATAGTACTAGTACTGCAATTGCTAATGGTTATATTGTTGCAGGAAGCGGTAATAGTTTTGTAGTTTCAACTTTAAGTGGTGATTTTAGTAGTGCACCTGAACTTCAAATTAATGGTAATGCTAGTGTTAATGCAACTATTGATACAGTAACGAATACAACAATTACGGCTAATGGTATTGGGTTAAATACACAAAGTATAGGTATCCATGGTAATACTGGAGCTTTCTATGCTAATGGTGCGTATGTTACTGGTAGTGATAGTAGCGCGACTGCTAATGTCTTAAGTATTGCTACTGGCGCAAATGCAACATTCTCGGTTGGTTCTCTAGAAAACGAAGAAACAGTTTCACTGTATACAGATTTGTTAGGTGCGAATAATACTGGAGGTGTACCGTTCTTAAGTTTATTATTAAACGCATCTAATTCTAATACTACAGGTTTCGGGTTTCCAAAAGATCCATCTGCAGATATAAATGATGTGCTTGATGTTGCGCTAACTAGTAATACATTTACTATAGGTACTATTTCAAGTATTGCAGGTATCAACCCGGGTGCAGGATATAATACAGACCCGTTTGTATCAATAAGAATGCCAGAGATTGCAGGTTTCAATAGACAGGATCAGGTTTTAACTATTAATAATCTATCTGGATCTTTCGCTATCGGTGAAACTCTTACACAGACATTAAGTACTAGTAGTGTTGTTTTAGATATTGCAGATATTACAGGCTCATTTACTGATGGTGAAGGTATAATTCAAACATCTAGTAGTGCAAACGGTACAGTATATGCATCTAATAGTACAAATCTAACAGTAATTGATGTTAGAGGTACATTTACTAATACAGATAGTATTTCTGCATTTGTATCAGGAGCTACAGCCAATGTGACTCTGGCAACTGCTAATAATGTAGATACTGATGCTAAAGGTATTGTACGTTCAGCAAATACTAGTGAAGTAACATTAAAAAGAATAACATTTGCAACGAGCTTTGATACAAGCACTGCTATTAGAGGTAGTACCTCTAATGCTACTGCTAATGTTATTTCAATTACTTCTGATACTAATTCAAAGCCTAGTGGATTTAATGCTAATGTTTCTGCTACAGTTAGAGCTGCTTCTGGTATCGCTACTCAAGTACAAGTACTTGATTCTGGGTATGGATACGAAAATAATACAGCAGTTACTTTAACTACAAGTAATAATAGCTTTGTCATTACTGGTACTACTGGTGTAGCGCGCCAGGGTATTGCAGAAGGGTTCTGGCAAAATGAAAAGAGCTTCTTAAATTCATCTCAGAAAATTCACGATAATTCTTTTTATCAAGATTATTCATACGTAATTAAGAGTGGTTTGTCAATAGATAAATATTCAAAGCTATTAAAGAACATATTCCATGTTGCAGGGACTGAGTTGTTTGGTGAAGTAGTTAGAGAAGCTACTATTACTGCGCTACAGTTGCAAGTAAATGAAAGCTCAGTTACAACGAGTTAAAGATGACAAAACGTATTACGAAAAATTTTCAAACGCATAGTGCTGCACAGTTTATTGAGTCAATCTCAGAAGCTGCTAATAATATTTACTACATGGTAGTAGGTAAGCACACAGAGTTTGCTGATGATACCAGCCCTCCTGCTGTAAATAACAACGTACAAGCAACTTACTATGAGCCTTACGAAAACTTCATTTTTGGTAAGCAAATTACTAGTAATGATGTAAAGCATATGACATCGCGTTATGATTGGACTGCTAATACAGTCTATGCGATGTATGACGATCAGGACTCAAATTTATCTAGTAATAATTACTTCGTTGTATCTCCTGAATCAGGTAGTTATCATGTTTTTAAATGTCTGTATAATAGTGAAGGTCAACCTTCGACTGCCCAGCCTTTATTAAGTGAAACTGCTGCTGATGATGATATCTATATTAAAAGCACTGATGGTTATCAATGGAAATATATGTATTCGATTTCCTCTGCAGATTGGTCTAAATTTGCAACATCTAATAACATACCCGTTATTCCTAATGCAAATGTATCAGGTAACGCTGTATCGGGAGCAATTGATGTAGTCATAGTAACAGCTGGTGGTAGTAATTACAATTCCTATGCTAATGGTACCATTAGTGTTTCTGCAGTAGGTGGTAATACTCGAATCTTTGAAATTACTAGCTCTGGTACACTCGCATCAAACAATGATTTCTATAAAGACTCGTCATTGTATATTAAGACAGGTACAGGCGCAGGACAGTTAAGAAAAATCACAGATTATGTTGCATCATCAAAGAGGCTAGTTATTGATACTGCATTTACTACTCTACCAGATACAACATCAACTTATGAGATTAGCCCTTATGTTGAAATAACAGGTGATGGCTTATCTGCAACTGCTAGAGCTCTAGTCAATACAGCCGCAAATACAATTGCTAACGTACAAATTGTAACGAGAGGTAGCGGTTATACGTTTGCGACTGCAACTATTACTGGTAACACAGGAACAATCAATGTTGCAAGTAACAGTGCTATTTTAGCTAATACAGCAACAGCAAGAGCTATTATTAGTCCACAGCACGGACATGGTAATAATGTCATTAATGAATTAGGTGCTGATAAAGTAGGTATAAGTGTTACGTTTGCAAATAACGAAACTGGAACTATTCCTACTGATAATGATTACAGGCAGATTACTGTAATTAAAGATCCACTATTTTCAGAAGTTGTGTTATCTATTGATACTCTTAGCGGCACATTCCAAGATGAAGAAGTTGTTACTGCTGGCACATCCGGTGCTAATGGTATAGTAACTGCAGCAAATAGTTCAAGTATTAGTCTAGCAAATACCTTCGGCTTTTTTGTTACTGGTGAAGAGTTAACTGGTGCTACTTCTAACGCTACTGCTAATGTCGCTGCTATTACATCTCAAGTGACTACAACGTTGGATCAACGGTATAAATATACGATAACACTAACAGATTCAGGTACTAATGGCTTAGGCTTTATAGAAGACGAAGAAGTTAAACAAAATGAGGGTACTGCGATAGAAGCAAATGCCTTTGTTCATGCAGCTAATAGTACAACGGTCTTCTTAACGAATAAAAAAGGTAATTTTGAACTTTCTGATTCAGCTCTAGGAACTGTAAGAACTATTACTGGTCAAACATCTGCAGAGGTTGGTAAACTA